GTTTATTTCTTGAACAAATAAGGAGAATATTTTTATAGTTTCAAGAAAGAAGGTGTGTTACTATTGCATTATTAAGTAATATCCAGATCACAAAAGATCCTAATAGAGTTGGTCAAAGATTAACAATAACTGGTTTGAATATTTATGAATTAAAAAGGGATATACGGGTATTCTTTGGTAGAAACATACCAAAAATAACTACATCGGGTATCTCAATGACATATCATATATTCAGTATTGTAGTTAGAGGAGTATTTTTTGGAACTACACAAATCAGTTTTGAAGAGTTTTTTGTTGTAGAAGTTAAAAAAGTATTTGAATGGTTATATGAAGCGTTTAAAAGATCTTCATATAAAGAAGTTATAAACTTATTAGCACAAAACCCTAGAATAATTGCTTTAGAAAAGCCGATGGAAGAAGTTCCAAGTGAAGCAGCTAATAAGTTAAATAACTTAGGTGTTGAGCTTAAAGATTACCAAAAAGAGTTTTTATATTACTATTGGAATGCTACTCATAAAGTTGGTTTGAATGGATTTATAATGGCTTTTGAACAAGGATTGGGTAAAACATTTACAGCTATTTCTGCAGTATATGCATTAGACCTTTTTCCATGTATAATTACTGCACCTAAAAGTACATTATTATCTTGGAAAAGAAGCATAGAAACATTATTACCAGAAAAGTTCTTAAGAGAAGATGTTATAAATATTGGTACTAATAAATTTACAATATGTAATTATGAAGCTCTAGAAAAAGTACCTATGTATTTAACATCAACGCCTAAGTGTATGATAGTTGATGAAATACAAAATTTTAGGTATATGAATACTGCTAGAGTGCAGAATGTAATTAATCTACAGGCTACATATAATATAGAAAACGTAATGGCTTTATCTGGAACACCTATTAAGGCTCTAGCATCAGAGTTTGTACCAGTAATGACTTTAATAGACCCAATGTTTAGAGATTCTACTATGGCACAAACTATATTTAAGCACTTATATAATAGTGGCAAATATGATAATATAGCTTCAGCAGTTTTACAGGAAAGACTAAAACTGTATATGATTAGAAAAGAAGCTAGTAAAGAGTTAGATTTACCAGATAAGAAAAAATATGATATTACTTTAGAAGTATCTAATATAGAACCATATACACTTACTACAGTAATGAGAAATGTTCAAAATTATGTTGCTACCGAACTTGAGAAAAGACCTAAAAATGAGGTAGTTAAGTTATATGAAAATATTGAAAGATTATTATCACAGCTACCTAGATCTGAAATGTTTAGAGATGACTATTTAAGCTATTATTTAAATATGGTTAAAAAGTTAGAGAAAATGGATGTAAGACATCCACAATATAAAGATCTGATGGAAAATGTTAGGAATTTTGAAAAAGAAGTTAAAGACTTTAATAGTGCGTTATATAAGGAATTAAGTTCTACTAGAAGAAACATTACATCATATAAGTTTATCTTACTTGGTAGAGCTTTGGGTGAGTATTTTGTTAGAGGTAAAATTAGATTACTTTGTGATGTAGTTAGAGAGAATTTGAAAAGTATTACAGATATAGTTAATAAAGCACATAAAAAAGTATTAATATTTAGTACTTTTAAAGAACCATTAATGCTTCTTAATCAAGAGCTAGATAAAGCTGGTATTAAAAGTTTGTATGTTGATTCAGCAGCTAGTTATAATAAAAATTTTGAAGCTTTTGAAAAAGATCCTAACACTAGAGTTATATTAGGTAGTATCCAAGCTATTGGTACTGGAACAGATGGTTTACAGAAATGTTGTGATACAATTATCTTTTTAAATCGACCATTTAGAGGAACCGATTTACAACAAGCTGAAGCTAGAATACATAGACAAGGACAAGACAGTACTTGTCATATTTATTATGTAAATGTTGATCCAAGACATCCTAATGTCTTATCTCACGAACAAAAGATCTTAGATTGGTCTAATGATATGAGAAAGATTGCTGGATTATAATCTTATATATAAAGGAGATGGTAAATTATGTCAGTTGCTTTTCCTTTACAGAATGAACAAGGAGAAAGTTTAGTTACTAAAAAAGATAACGCTAAAACTAGAGTAAATTATGAAAGACATAATGATCAGATAGATACACTTGAAAGAAGAGATTTATTTTTATTAGATTTCTTAAGTAAGTTTGATGCTTTACCTATTGGTGCTATATTACCAACATCTATTCCTTATGCTGCTAATAAAATGCCAGATGGATGGGTATGGGCGGATGGTCATAAATATGGTAAAACTGATAACACTGAAAACCCAAGACCAAATCTTTGGAATGCTATTAAAAACACTAATGCTGTTGCTACATTAGATGAGTTTGAAGCTTTCTGTGCAGCTAATGGTTATGTGTCACAATCCGGTGAACCTGATGGAATAGTTCCATTTGGTAAATATGTTGATATGGGTGAAAATAATGACTATTTCTGTGTTCCAACACTTAACGATGTTTTCTTAATGAGTGTTACATCTAGAAATAGAAAGGGTAGATTGAGTGGTAATTATGAAAAAGACTCTATTGGTGAACACACTCACAATGTTTCAGCATATCCAGTTAATGGTGCTAATTTAAATACTACTAAACCAATTGGAGTTGCCTTAACTGATCAGATCACTGAAAAATTTGATACAACTGTTGATCCTCATTATAAAAAGGATCTTGCTCAGTATACATCTGAAAATAATAATAATGCTGGCACTGAAACTAAACCAAAATTAATTTCATATCAGTTTATGATTAAGGCTGACTTTACTTCTTTTGATTTAGCTAATACAGTTGATACAGATTGTGCTTCAGTTGGTGGGTATAAGCCAAATATTACAGCTCCAGATAGTGACAATTTAGCTGAAAGAATTTTCCCAGTGCCTAATCCAGAAACTGGTAAAATAGGGTCAGATTGGTTTGATACGGAAGGTTTGGCATTACAAGTTTTAAATGCAGCTGAAGGTCAAATTAATAATATTATAAATGATACAGCGGTTCTTAAGTCTGATACATTAGAGAGTTGGGGAGATCCTAATAGTAATCCTCAAAATAAAGTTCCTATTGCAGATAGTGAAGGTAAAATAGATTCGAGATATTTAAGAACTGTTACTACAGCTCAAATAGAGAGCTTATTCTAAACTATTGGTAGGTGATTAATTATGCCTACTAAATTAAAGATAAAACAAATTTATCCCGAACCTATTTCAACTTCAGAAGTTGAAAATAATTATGTTGATTTAAATACTGTACAAGTTATTACGGAAGAAAAACATTTCCAAAAAAGTTTTACATTAACAAGAGATACTTCTACATTTAATTGGCAAGATATTGTTAAATTTAATGGAGAGCCAGTAGAAGGTGATTATAATAGAGTTGGTTCAATTAGATTCTCTACTAATCTAACTACTCAAGCTCACACTGTTGCATTAAATGCAATTACTAAAGGAGAATCTGATACTAACGCAACTTTCGGAACTATTTCTGTAAGCATATTACCGGATAAAACTGTTTCTACTTATGCACCAACTCCAGCTACTTCAGATAATTCTACTCAAATAGCTACAACAGCCTATGTTAAGTCTAATTTATCAAGTTATTTACCACTTGCTGGTGGTACAACTACGGGATCGATAAAATGCGTAGCTAAAAATTTAGGGTCTACTTACGTTAATGCAGCTAAAGACACTGGAGCTATTATAAGTATGACAAATACAGATAGTTTTGGTGCTTGGCTAAGTGGATATACTAAATCATATAAAGTCGCTTTAGCTACTTATCCTGGTACTAATGAAGAGGTTCAATTATATTCTATAACTAAAGATAATGTAACTGCCGGTACAAATACTGCGAATAAATTTTTGAGATGGAATGCTAGTACAGGTGCTTTAATTGCCGACAGTTTTAGTGGAGCTTTAACAGGAAATGTTACAGGAAATTGCTCTGGTACGGCAGCTAATGTTACAGGCACAGTTGCTATAGCTAATGGTGGTACCGGAGCTACTACAAGATTAAATGCGTGTAAGGCTTTAACTAACGAGAATGTTGGATCATCACCAAATTATTTTATTACTATGACATCTTCATGGGGTAAATTTGGATATACTTCAATAGCAGATGCTAAAACTGCATTAGGCCTTAAATCTGCGGCATATACTGAAAGTTCAGCATATGCTACTTCAGGTCACACACATAGTTATTTACCATTATCTGGGGGTACTCTAACAGGTGCTCTTAGTACTAACTCAGATATAAACTTAACTGATGGAAAAATTATGGTAACTACTAATAGTACTGTAGCTGAGCACACTACATCGATAATACAAGCCACTACTGGAACTAATGATTCATGGCGAATAGCTTCAGGAGCAACGGCTGCAAATGCTGGTTTCATGGAAATAGCTACAGCGGATGATGGAACTGAACCAATCTATGTAAGACAATATAGTGGAACATATACAACTTTAAAAAGAACTGCTACTATATTAGATGCTTCTGGTAATACATCATTTCCAGGCACAGTTACAGCTCCAACATTTAGTGGCAGCTTAAGTGGAACAGCATCTTATGCGTATAATATAGCTGCACAAAAAATTTCAAGCCTAACTAAAGGAACAAAACCAAGTTCAACTGTATGGACATCTAGTTGGCTTAAATGCGATAGTGCTGGTACGGCTACAGCTAATAGATTAGGTGAATTAAGATCCTTTGTAGATTCAAGTGGAACTACCGGTTATGAAATGCTTTCTTATGATTATACATCTGGAGCTACTAGTGCAGGAACACTTGGAATTTATAAACCATTAGGCGGTACTGCATATACAGCTGCTCCTACTCCAGCCACTTCTGATAATAGTACAAAAATAGCTACTACTGCGTATGTTAAAGCTCAAGGATATATTACTTCGTCAGGAAGTATAACTGGAAATGCTTCTACAGCTACTGAATTTTCAGCAAGTAAGTCTGTTACATTAACTGGTGCTATTACAGGAACTGCATCAAGTAAAGCTGGGTGGTCTGTTGCGACATCCAGAAAATCGTGTAATGTCGGACAATCTGGATCATCTACTACTAATCCTTGGTATAAAGTGGCTACGGTTGATTTGTCTTCAACAGCTAATTATGACGCTTCAATAGATTTATTGGTTGAAGATACATATAGCAGCCATAAATATGGTATATTAAAAGCACATATTAGAACTGATGGTGACAAAAAAGTTGCAACTACTGCAACGGAGTTAACATGGTTGACACATACGGGATTTACTTTAGCCGATTTTGTTTTAGTATGCCCCACAACTGCAGGTCCTACCTGTGAATTATGGACCAAAATAGCTACTGGATATATGTATAGAAAATTTACAGTTTTATCTGAAGGTAATCGAAGCACATTTAGTAATAGTCTGTGGACACTCTTAAATGCCTCTTCTGCTGGTCAAGCTGCTAGTATAACAACTTCTGGAACTCAGATTGTTTCAACTAATGCGAACGTTGCTAATAACGCCGCAAATGTTACAGGTACCGTTGCTATAGCTAATGGTGGTACCGGAGCTACCACTAGATTAAATGCAGCTAAGGCACTAACAAACGAAAATGTTGGTTCCTCCCCAAATTATTTTATTACTATGACTACTTCATGGGGAAAATTTGGGTATACATCTGTAGCGGATGCTAAAACTGCTTTAGGTCTTAAATCAGCTGCATATACTGAAAGTTCGGCATACGCTACTTCAGGGCATACACATAGTTATCTTCCGCTTTCTGGAGGAACATTAACTAATAGCTTTTATATACAATCTTCTGGAATTACTAGAGGCACTGCCCCATCTGCTAATAAGTTCATGACTTGGGGATGTAAAGACTCTGCAGGCGCCTATATTGGGGCGTTTGAAGCAGGATATTATACTAATAAATCTTCTAAAGTGGCTATGTATGCATATAATACAACTGCCGCTACTGGTAATAATATAGGTAGTTTAGGCATAGGATGTGATACTTCTGGTAATGTTTATACGTGGGGGCCAACACCAGCCGCAACTGATAATAGTACTAAGCTAGCTACTACAGCTTTCGTTAATAGTAGATTACCATATGAAGTTGGTACTTGGACCCCAACGATGTCTGGAAGTACTACTGCTGGAGCTTTTACTTATTCATATACTGGCAGTGGTAAAAGATGTTTTTATGTTAAATTCGGTAAATTAATATTTTTAAGAGCAGCATTTATGTATACTATTACAACTGCCCCAGCTGGAGAAGTTAGAATAAATGGAGCACCATATGTTTCAAATAGTTATTTTTCTGCTCTAGCAGGTGGTAACACTAGACGTTGGGACACTACACAGATCGGTTATAATAAATCATATTTAATTGCACGAATTAGAAAAGTAGATGGTACAAGTGCGCAGACTACTATTAATTGGGGGTCGAGTGATACAAATACTACGTGGTCTAATGCAGTTAATTCAACGGACTGGATTATATTTAGTATTTGGTATGAGACATCGTAGAATTAATTAAAATATAACAAGAATATAACAATAAATTAAAACTTTAAAGTAAAGTGTGGTGATGAGATAATATGGCAATTGGAAGTGTTTGGGCAGATGTTCCTGTAGTTAGGGGTAGTGATGAGTATGGTATTGGCGCTGATTTTATTACAGCCCAAGTTAATACAGAACAAAACGAAGCTTTACAATCTAGAGATATTTACTTACTTAACAAGTTTAAAGAGTATTATGATAAAGCTCACATAGATAACTTATTCAGTAGATACAGTACTAATCTTGATTGGAAGGAAACTTTAAATAGTTATGAAGATATTATTGAGAAATACCCTGCTGGATTAAACTGGAAATCTGATGTTAATACTTATAGTGACTTATTTACGTTGCCAGCTGAAAATGATGCTGTAGTTAATGTAAAAGATGTTCAGGACAAGTATTATTTTATTTATTTTAAACCAGATGAAGATTCTGAAGGCGCTTGGACTCAGATAGATCCTAATGCTTATAATAATAATATAGTTGAGGAGCTTCCAGCATACCCATACATTTATTTAAATGGGTATTGGCAAGAGTTAAATATAGATGAGTTTTCTGAATTAGAACAGTCTAAATTTTTACCGAAAGGATCTGTAAGTAGTTATGGTGAAATAGCCACTACTTATCCCGAACCAGAAGATTATTGGGTAGTTAATGTAGTAGATCCTAATAAAGACTTCTTATTCAAAGGACAAGTAGATTATTATGAAGATATAGCTACTGAATATCCAGAACCGGAACATAATTGGTTGGTAGAAGTTATCAATCCAGATAATAATTGTACTTATAAGTATAATGAAGAAAACAATAAATGGGAAAGATTTGGTGAAAAGTATAAACCAGAAGATGGATGGGTTGTTAATACTATAGACACTAATTATACTTATAGATATGATATAGAAAGTGACTCTTGGATTGCAATTAGTGCTAATGCTATTCCTTTAGCTACTGAAGAAAATGATGGTTTATTAAGTAAAGAAGATTATGCCTATATTAGACAAATAGAGGGAGAAATACTTCCTAATATCTATTTGGCTATAAATGAATTAGAGCAAAAGATGTTCCCATTAGGAACTATAGTTCCTTATGCTTTTGATACAAACACTCCTCCACCTGGTTTTGTTTTTGCTGAAGGCTTATTATTAAGACGTGACGAATATCCTGATATGTGGGAAAGATTATATAAAGAACCTACAGATGATGATCCTGGATATGATTTTACAGTTGCTGATTATTTAAAAGATGAATATCCAGGTAAATTTACAAATGGTGATGGAGAGACTACATTTAGAACTCCTGATTTAAGAGGATGTTTCTTAAGAGGATTAGATTTAGGTAAAGGCTATGAAAAATATGAAAGACCATTTGGCTCTTATCAAAACGATGGAATAGGAGAACACGATTATGAATTAGAAGTTACTGGAGTTGGATCTGTAGACGAACCTGCAATTGAAGGCCATAGATTAACTATAGCTGGAACAACACCTAATGCTATTTCAGAAACTTCTATAATAAAAGTTCATACTTCTGCAGATGCTGAAACTAGACCAAAGAATATCGCTGTTAGGTTTATAGTTAAAGTTATTCCAACTGAAAACTTACCAACAATGGCAGATAATAATGCTCCTACTATTGTTGTACCTATAGATGCTGATACTCTTAATGGACATCCTTCATCTATATCTGCTACTCCGGGAGCAATACCAGTTGCAGACAATAATGGTAAATTAGATAACTCTTGGTTTAATTTAGATTCTATCTCTACAGAAAACTTTGTTCAAAGAAATGAAGTTTCTAGAAAAGATGCTTCTCCAGCAGAATCTTCTAATTTAATTCCAGTATTGAATGACTCTGGGTATGCTGATGGATGGATTAGTTTAGTTACTGAAGAAGATGTTGATAAATGGATTAGATTCTTTAGTAATGATAATTATGATATTTCAGAAGAATCTTATGATGATTCAAGAGATCTTGAAAAGAACTTCTTAACACAAAAGAAATTTGTTAAGTTCTTAATTGGCTTAAAAGAGTTTATTAATACATTTAAACAGCATTATACTACTGAAGATATAACTCCTACTAATGAGCGTGGATATATTTCTAATGCTGAAAGAATTAAGTATAGTGATAAATACACCAAGAATGAGACATATGAACTATTATATAATTTCTTATTAAGTTATATACCATTATCAGATGCTACTACTATACCAACTCCTGGTAAAATACCTATTGCTTTAGATGATGGTAAGTTAGATCCAGGTTGGATGTCAGATCTTTTCCTTAATAAGATAGGTGAAGATGGTGATACTGGTTATGCCGAAATAAGTGGTAGTAAAGATGTTCATATTAGAGGTGGTATAGTTGATAACACCTTAACTGGTTCTGTCAACTTACAAGGCGGTGGAACTTATAGCGTATCATCAATATCTCCAGCTAAAGCAGTTGTATCAGGATATGATGCAGTTGAAAATAGGGGCGGTAATGTTGAGATATATGCTGGAAATGGTGGAGAAAACTTATCATCTATTGGTGGATCAATAATATTACAATCTGGTTCTGGTAATTCTTATAATGGTACGGTAGATATTAACAATATTAAAGTAAACAAGAATAACACTATTTATACTAATGAATTGAATTTAAGATTACAACAAAATGATGGTATTAACAATACTAACTATTTAGAATTAACCAATTCTGGGTTATCTTATGTGCATGATAATTTAGTTAATGATAGTGATGATTTTGAGTTTACTCTTAATAATAATGGTACTGTAACTACTAATAGACCTAATGTATCTAATGGATTAACAATTCTTAATAATAACGCATTAGTTCCATTTGAGAATCTTCCTAAAACAGCTTTAGTTAATAATCTGGGAGATATTCTTCAGAACCAAGTTATAAATACCAATTTAGGTAATGTAATAGTTGCAGATATTGATCAGTCTACTACATTAACTATTGATGATGGTGTTTATACAAATGAAGCTAAAGAACTTACATTTGTTCTTACTATGAAAGGCTTGTATAACATTACTTGGCCTGTCAATGTTAATTGGATGTCTGGTGTTAAACCTAGTATTGATTATGGTGAAACGGCTATTATAAAATTATTTAGAGTAGATAATGGTGAATGGATTGGATGGAAAGTAGGAGATAGTGTAAGTACTACTGGTACTTCTAAAGAAATTATAATAGATAAATATGAGGAACCATTAAATGATTTTACTGGTACTGTACATAAGTATATTAGCAATATAACTTGGGCATCTGGTCAAGAACCACCTAAAGAAGATAGTTCAGTTTATATTGAAACTAACGATATTGCCCCTGGAGAATCTGCTAATATTGTTGTTAGAGTTCCTTCAGATGCATATGGTACTATTACAGTTACTGTTACTAATGCAGACACCACTGATGAAGTATACAATGAAACTATAACTCTTATAAATACAAGTAATACAATTGTTATACCCAATTTAACAATTGGTGATTATTTAATTGAAGCTACATATTCTGGTAATGAATTCTATAATAGTAGTAGCGTTAACGCAGCTCTTTCAGTAAAGAAGCTGGATACATCTATTATTATATCTGCTCCTACAGAGGCTACAGTTAATGATAGATTAACAGTAGCTGTCAATGTTGCTGAAGATGCTACTGGAAGAATACTGATTAATATGCAGGATGAAGAGAATGCTAGTGCAAATATGACTAATAATAGAATTCAAGAGAATGGTACTGTAACTGCTACAGTAAGAGCTGTGTATGGTGGTATTAATATTATTACTGCAGATTACACAGGAGATGATAGATACAACAGTGCTCATGCTGAACAGATTGTTATGGTTGAAAAGTTACCTACATCGTGCTCAATTGATGCAGATAATATTACCGCTGGAGAAGATGCTTATATTACTGTTAACGTAACTCCAATTGAAGCTACTGGTGATGTTACTATATCTCTTGATACAGGAGAAACTAGAGTAGCTGAGATAGTAAGTGGCAGTGTTAACTTTGCTATATCAGATTTAGAAGTTGGCAATAGAGTTATTACAGCAGAGTTTAGTGGTGATAGAAAGTATAGCTCCAGCACTAATACAGCAGAATTTACAGTGAGTTAATAATGGGAACTCTTAGATATTTAAGAAAGGACTATCTTAGAGGTGATATTTTTAAGTCTATGAATGATAAGAGGTCTAATAAAATTAGACTTCCTAATGAAAACTTAGATCTTAATTCATCGCCAGTTCAGATAGATCCTCAAACGCAGTATCCTAATGTAGTATTTATTGATAATGTATTAGATAGTGAAGTCAACTATACTATGTTATATAATGCTAAAGTTGGTACTATAGTTCCAATTAAACTTGATGATGTATCTAATATGAAAAGTGACTGGATTAAATGCGATGGTAGTACTTATAATAAAGAACAATATCCTATGCTATTTGATTTATTGAAAGATGCTTTCTATAATGTAGATCTTAATGGTAACGAGACTCCAGTTTATACTGATGAGTTTGTAGTACCTAAGATAGATAATAAGAAACTAGAGGATACTGAAGTAGTTTTTATGATCAAGGCAAAAGGTAGAGAAAAAGGTAATTACTATTTAAAGAGAGATAATCAAACTTAATCTCAATAAACA